ACCCACTACATCCTGTGCCGTCCCTGTAAGGGTCAACCAGGCTATGAAGAATCCAAGGAGGGTCCATAGCTGGGCTATGCTTTCCTTTATTGCTTCCCATATCCAATTAAAAAAACCTTTAATTATTTTCATTATATCCTCCTTGTCATGGCTGCTGCCACAATATTTCCTGCAATAATTACTGGTACTACAACCTCTTGTGCTTTTTCTCTTTGATCATCCGTCATATCTTTACCCCATTCTGATGGGCTAAGTAATTTTTCAAAATCAATATCTGCAATAGCTCCAATTGGGTCTGATAAAAATGCTTCTGTGGCAACCTCTGTTGTTGCATCTGCTAAAGTATATGGCATCGGAGCACTAGCGTTCTCTTTAATTCTATCACCGAATTCTTCTAGAGCTGTTGCTAAATTTTTATCAGAAGACGCTAACGCTGCCACCTTTGCTATCTCTTCCGCTCTAATTCCAAGGCCTTCTGCAACTGCCGCCTTTTGCTCTGGAGTTAATTTAGTTAATGTATCTTTACTTGTTAAATCTGCAATTAGGTTTGCCGTCTCTTCTGTGATAGTATTAGTTTGTGATGGTTCTTCAGAAGGTTCAACAGGAGTTGGCTCTGGTTCAGGAGTTGGCTCTGGATCTATATCCGATGGCAGAGGTGAAGGCTCTGGTGAAGGCTCAACAGTGGGCTCTGGCTCAGGGGTTGGATCTGGCGTCGGTTCATCTGTGGTTTCAGAATCTGGAGTTGGAGTGGGATCGTCTGGTTCAGTTTGTTCAGGCGATGGCTCAGGAGAAGGTTCAGGCGTAGGATCAACTGTTGCATCTGGTGTTGGCTGTGGTTGATTAGCCATAGCAGCAGCGATTGCTGCAGCAACTCTTTGCTGTTCTTCAAATTGCCAAGTTTCATTATATAGTTCCCATGCATCATCTATTGCATTATTTAAATCAATAATAGATTGATCATAAGCTGTCTGCGTATTATCTTTAGAAACTAAAGCATTTGTGAGGTTTTGCTGGGCTGTTGTTAGGTTTTGTGTAGCCGTTGTTAGGTTTTGATTTAATGTTGTTAGGTTTTGGTTTTGAGTATTATAATAAGCAAGTTTATTATTATAAATTGTTTGTGCCGCTGCCTGTGCAGTTACTGCTGCATTGTATGCATCAATTTGTGATTGTGTTGCACCTACGCCATAAGAAAATGTATTTAAATTACAACTAAATCCTACACCCCAGCCTCCAGTATAATCACATCCTGCTCCAGTCCAACCTCCAGGAATTGCCCATCCAAGATGATAGTAGCCTGGACCTCCACCGTTATACCACCATATTTCTACATCTAAAGTTTTATCTTGACTTACATCATAAACTGGAGAATATGGACTCCATGTACTTCCTTGCTCTACCCAGTTATTAACTGCAAGTTGTCCGTCTACATACATTCTAAATCCATCATCTGTATATCCAGCAAAGTAGGTGGTGGTCCAATGAGAAGGAACCGTAATCTTTCCAGTAAATTTAACTATAAAGTCTTCATATCTACCGCATACTGGTGGCTGCATTGAATTTGAATTCCAGACTCCAGTACATAAAACACCGCTTGGAATTGCAACCCCGCCAAACCCTCTTGTAAGATAATATACTGTATATTGTAGTCCCTGATTGCCAGCAGATTGAACAGTAGATTGCGTTGTTTGTAGATTTATATTTGCTATATCTAATACATCCTGTGCGTCATTTTTATCTTCTAATGCTGTAGCAACTGTAACAGTTTGACCATCTACTGCTGATTGAGCTGTATTCTTTTCAGATAACGCTGTTGCTTCTGCTTCTACCGCCGTATCATACGCAGTATATGCGGTATCTCTAGCCTGTTTTGCGGCTACTGCATAGTCATATTTATTTTCTGCTATATCTATAAGGGCTTGAGTTTCAGCCTCTTCTGTTAGATTGCCAACCTTTTCGTTTAATTCTTGTATTTCTTGAGCGGCTAAACTTAGTGGATCATCACTATAAGCAGGTGTGAGAAATAGCCAACCAAACCCTAAAATGGCGGCTAAAGATAATCTCCATAACTTAGTCCTAGTCAACTAATAACTCCTAAACAAACGATTTGTTTATTTAGTTAATTATATCATTGAACTACTTAGCGTTATCTGTCTTATAGAAGCCGTTACCTTTAAACTGAATACCAAATGTACCATACACTTTGTTCATTGCTTCCCCGCATGTATCGCACAGTTCAACTGTATCTGACTGTGTAATTGGTTTTGGAATCTCTTTATTAACTTTACAATTTACACAATTGTATTCGTACGTTGGCATTTCTCTCCCTAAATTTTAAGGAGCAGTTTATACACTTGCTCAGGTGTATCCTGCGGGTAGCGGCCCGCATATAGTCTGCGACTCCCCAGTGACGGGGTGCAGACTACTATTATATCTTATTTGATTTTAATTGTCTTTGGCTTTTTATCTTCAGGGACAATGCGATCAATATTAATATGAAGCATACCGTCCTTTAGAGATGCACTAGAGACTTCCATATATTCTCCAAGAGCAAATGAGCGTGTGAATTTACGTGCAGCAATTCCTTTATGTAGAACCTCTGCGTCTGTAACTTCTGTAATTTCTCCAGATACCACAAGGGTTCCGTTGTCTACTGAGAGATCAATATCTTCCTTTGTGAATCCTGCTACTGCAAGAGACACTCTATATGTGTCATCGTCTAGCTTTAATACATCGTATGGTGGATATGATTGGCGTGATGCAGCGTTGTGCACGTTAGCCATTCTTTCAATCTCACGATTAAAGCCAATAAAAAAGGGATCCTTGAAAAGATCCCATGTATATGTTGTTACCATTTTATTCCTCCTTCAAGCGAATAAGTTAATTTATAGGCCCCTATTGGCGACCTAATAATATTATATCATATTGTTTAATCGTTTGGGATTTCTCTGATATCCATTTCAATCAATCCCATTTCTTTTGCTATCTTCTGTCCTTCTGGACTAAGATGAAGAGTTGCTTCAAGATTTTCATCATATTCAACTTCCATCAAACCTTCTTCATATAACTTCATCATAGCAGAGTCAACATATTCAATATGTGCTTGCCATAATTCTGGTGCTATCTCTTTTGCATTCTCACTAATTGAGAATATCATTTCACCATTTTCATCAACGCCCTCTAAAGAAATAGCGCCGATTTCTAAATAGTGTGACATTTTCATATCGTCCTCTTCTTCCTCTTCGTACATAAATCTCCTTTGTGCAACAGGTAGGACTTGAACCTACGATAGCCGAATTATGAGTTCGGGGCCTTAACCAACTTGGCTACTGTTGCCAAGTTTCTATTGTAACGTGCCGTCTTCATTTTTGTCAATGGTCTCTTCAACTATTTGTTGTACATATTCAGAAAAATGTTTTCTAATATTACCCATAGGTCTATTTCCCAAAGACTTCCATATTCTTTTATACTCTACAATATTTGCAAATGTTGTAGGGCATACCTGTATACCATTATACTCTTTTAGAACTGTTGGTAGGGGCACATGTTTTCCACAACACTTACACTCTTTAGCTTTTTCTTGATATATACTCATACTATTTCCATTCCGTCTAATGCATCAGATAAGTCTTTTGGCATTCTTGGTGCCCTGATCATGTTTGTTACTATTGTGTCATCCTCATTTTCTCTATCCCATTTTAGAGAACTATAAGTATGTATGTCTATTTCTTCATTGTTTTGTGGCCTACTTCTGCTAATAGCATTGTAGATAGATCCACAAACTGCGTCCGCCAAGTCTTTCGATCCCTTTCTAGGGTGGTCAACTCTATCTCTCATAATTTTTAACTGCAGCAATTCATCGATAAGAAGTTTTATTGCTGGCCCAGTTAATCTATCTTCTGCAACAACCATTGCCATGTCATCATAATGTTTCTTTGCGACAGATAATGTTTCAGTATTAATTCCATACTGCTTTAATTGTTGCATCATGTCGTGTGAGTTCCAGCGGTCAAATGTACAGACACGAATCTTAAATCCCTTAGTTCTAAGAGACAAGATATAGTCTTTAACTTCTGTAAAATCTACAGATTTGTCTGCAGTCGGTGTCCAATATCTTACCGCATCAACTTCAACAATTGGCGCTGGCTGAGAATAAGTATCGGTTACTTTTACATTTACCCATTTTTGCACATGAGACATAGCAACTGCACAATGGTCATGCTTTTGTGCTAAGTCAACATGCAAAAAATATTCTTTATCTGGATCTGGCGCAAACCAGTCCTGAAATCTTCCAAAATCATCTACTGCTAATGCCATATTGCTAAAAGCTTTTTCAATCTTTTCTCTAGATTTAAAAAATGCATCTATTGCTTCTGCTGGCATACATGCAAATCTTCCTAGAGCGTCTGGAGCATTCTTATAAAACGCTACTTTAAAATCATCTATACTTCTTGTAGGATTAATTTCCCAGGTAGGTCTTTTAAGAGCATACATTCTTGGATACTTGTAAGAAACAATATGATCCTCTTCCCATTCAATATCAAACTCATTGCCTTCCGTTCCGTCTGGCAAATCTGTATCTAGCTTAAAATGATGTGACCTAATGACAGTTTCTTTTTCTGCAATAACGTCGTCGTATCTTTGCTGAATATAGTCGTTCTTGTATCTAGGGAATGAGAGAAGAATTACTTTACCGTAGTCTGGGAAACGAGAATCAACTGATGCCCTATACATCTCATAGATAGCGCTACCAGTCTTTGCCTGCTCATGACCAGTTGTATTTTCAATACTAAAGCCAGAAATTTCGTCAAGGATCACAACAATTACGTTATAACCTTCCCAAGCCTCACGCTCCGAGTGTCCTGAGTGTACTGTAATATTTTTATTAAATTTAATTTCAGAAGCTTTTTCTGAATACTTTCCTACAAACCAGGGAGACTTATCAATGCGTGTTCTAAATCCTTTAAAGAAAACGTTGCTTGCCTGTTGAGCGTTAATAGCAATGTTAATAATATCAATAGAATCTCCAGGAGGCTTACCATAATAATGTGCTGGGTCTTTTAAGCACAATAGTAAATATACTATATAGGCTACTGATATGGTAGAACAATAATCTTTTCCAGAACCCTTGCCTAATTGAGCAACAACTTCGTTAGCTGTTTGCTTATATGTTCTCTTACCCTCATCTTCACCGAATAATTTTATTAGTGTTGACTCTTTATATACCTGAGAAGATTTTTCAATTAACGTATACTGATAATCTGAAAGCGGTGGCAGTCCAAGGTAATCTGGGCTAGTAACAAATGTCCTTAGATCGACTGGCCTCTCATCAAATTCTTCGCCGTCGAGTATGTCAATAAGATCATCAAAATTAAGATCCACTAACTTCCTCAATTATTTCAACTGGTTCAACTATCCCAGTTATTTGGGATAGACGCTTTGCAACTTCCATCTTACATTTTGGACAAGAGGCTGTTACTTCTTTTAAAATCTTTACAAGGATATCCTGCTTACGCTCAGTCTCTGCCAACTGTGTTGCAAGTTCAGCATTATCTAGCAGTCCAACTTCTTGAAGCATGCCAATACGCTTACCTTCAATATCTGCAATTAATTTTAATGCCCCTGATTTAACGCTAAGCTGTCCAGCCTGATCAGCGTCTTCGACTGTCTTCCAGGCTTCTTTGATAAGCATTGCGTAGTGTTGGTCTGCACCTGAGATAGCCTCTTTAGCCCTCTCTCTGGCCGCTGTATCATTGTGTACAACTGTCTTCCACTCACCTATCAACTCAACTACTTCGGCACGTTTAAAGCCCGTTAGAGTGGCAATTTGGGTAGGGTTGTTTCCTTTAAGTAGTTCTTCAACTACTTTATTCATGCGATCATAATGATCTGCTAGCTCAATTTCCATAGAGTATTATTATACTTCTAGTCGACTGAAATAGCAACCTGAGATTTAGCTATTTTATATAGAACCAAATAGCCAATCAGATCATCAATATCATTATCTCCTGCGTACCCTTGATTATTTTTAACTCTATTTAATTTATCATCGATTCTTACCTTAAGCTGCTCTACATTATCCGCCGTCGAAAATATTCTGGCTGGCTCCAAGGCTGAGTTCCCGTATGATATATTCTTTTCAATAAGCATGTGAGCAATTTCATGACATGTTGACCATATCTTATTTCCCGCAGGAGCACCTACAGACCTTAAATATAGATCACTACAATTAAAGGTTGTTACATCTTCAAATACTGGCTTAAGCATTATCTTCTCCTAAGTAGAACATTAACTACATCATGCTCTTTAATTCTTTCGAACGTGGCCGCTTCCCCATTCAAAAATTCCATTGTATATTTATCATTTAATTCTACCAAAAATTCATCTGGCTGTCCAGACCCTAACTCAACAACTAGCAATGGACATTTACGAGCTTCTTCAGAAAATCCCTCAAAGACAAATCTTTCGTGGCCTTCTACATCTATCTTCATAAAATCAATTTTGCCAGTGTATGTTGAATCTAAGGTATCTGCATTTATTTCTTCTGTATAAAAATTACCATGCTGACCATGATTGCCAGATTGATGTTCATGAACTATTCCAGATCCGCCAATGTTTTCTTCCCAAATATTTAAAACCATCTTATCTTTTTTATTTGACAAAGCTATATTAAATACATCTACCTGTCCTACATTTGAGTAATCATTTAAAATTGTAGCAACTGTATAAGATTTACACAGCCTTTCTATTGGCTCAAATGCTAGAACACGACCAGATGCGCCGACCCTTCTTGCCATAACTTCTGTAAAGTAGAATATGTTTGCTCCAATATCCAAACACACCCAACCAGGCTGTATATTACTTATCATCCATTCCGTAAGCTCTTTATCCCAGTATCCCTGTTCTCTACAGGTAGCCTGAACGTATCTATCAGTTACATCACCAGTGTATACATAAAAAGAATTCAAGACTTTACTAAAAGTAATTGATTCTGGTGTTATTCTTTCTGTCTTCATCTTTTTTTAATTAACCCAAACTGATCTAGGTATCTCTGTATTGTCATAGCAGATACGTTACACTCTTTGGCTATCTCTGTAACCGTTTTCTTTTGAACTATATATCTTCTATATAGCCAGTCCTTACTTTGATATAATTTCATCGCTCTGTTAAAACCTTATTTGCATAATGGGCAATACCAAATGAGTCAGCCACATCAAAATCTTTTAAGGATAGATCATACTTTTTATTAAAGTAGTCTACAGTTCTTTGCTTACGCATATTTCTTAATTGATTTTTGTACCATGAGTCTGCATACCCTGGGTTTGCCAACCTTATTGCAGACTTTTCATCTTTTGTCGGATTCTTGTTGCCAATGTACGCCTGCCATGCGGATGGGCTAATTGTAATAACCTTAGCACCAGTAGACATAAGCTCAGCAATAACAACTCCATAGACATATGACAATTTTATCACAGCATCTGGTGATCTGACAAGGATCGCTCCTTCTACTGCAATATAATCAGCTTTTAATTCATCAAGCATTACGTGCATTTTCTTTTTAGCATCATATATTTTTTCATATATGTCTGCTCCCACAAATTCTATTTTGCCCCACTTTAACGGTTTATCGTTTTCCATCAAGCAGAATGCAACCGAATTTGTAGAAGCGTCTATTCCTAGTACACGGTTTGCTTTAGTTTTAACAAGCTCAGCTAATCTCATCAAGCATACCCATTATCTTAGATCTTTTAGTTATATCTATTTTTTTCTGACAGGATGCACAAAGATTTGTTTCATTATACCTACTTAATTGAGCATTACATTTCTTGCAGCCACGAGCAGCACCATTTCGAATGGCTTTCTTTTCATAATATTTTTCCATGATCCTGCGGTTTGTTGCAACTCTGCAACATTCATCGGTACAATATTTTTGATTATGTGTTTTTGGCTCAAAGTCTTTGGCACATTCTTTGTTGGCGCATATCATAACTTTGGCACCCTATATGATTCTATTTGAACTGTTCCAATTAATCCAGCATAACATTCCTTCTTGATTGGACAGTATGTGCAAGGCATCTTAGACTTTGAAGCTCCTTCTGGACGCATAGGAAGATCTCCATCTTTAAAGTTATCCCATACTTCGCACATCCAAACAAACAGATCCTCAATAATCTCTGTGTTCTTTTCATTCATTGAGATTGGAATAACAATAAGTTCTTGAGTATTCTTATTCTCATAAAGAAAGAATCCTTCTTTGGCGCTCTTCAACTTCATGTAAGTAAGTAACTGAAGCATATGGTTTGGTGTAGGCTTCATCTCTGCCTGCCTTGCATCCCACACTTCCTGCTTAGCCGTCTTGATTTCTCCAATAACCATTTCATTATCGTATTCCATAATAAGGTCAATGAATCCACGAATAGGCGGATACTCATTAATAATTTCTTCTTCCTCTGCCCTAAACTCTGGCATACTAGAAATTAGTTTTTGAAGTCTTTCATGAGCCTGTGTTCCTTGCGCCATATTAGCAACAGCAACAGCATCATTATCATCAATAAACATTGCTCCGCTAAATGCCATATACCAATATCTTGGGCATGTGCCATGACCGTATCCGAGGGAGCTTGGGCTAAACGACTTCTTTGTCATCTCTCCGTCTGCACGTTTTGTATTACGATAGGACTCATCAAGCAACTGTGCAAACTTTTCTGGATCGAAATGCTTACCAGTATGCTTTTTAAATTTAAGGTTCTTAACTATATC